GCAAAATCTCTTATCCAAAAGCAGCACAGGATAAGTTCCATGCTCATATGGCAGCAGCTAAAGAGATCCACGATACTCATAGCGGATCAATGTATAAAGCTACTCAGCGCCATCAAGGCGAGGGTGGTCACATGGCTACTTACATCAACTCAACTGTTAAGAATGACCAGATCCCAACGGCATCTGGTTTCAAGTCTCACGTTGCAGGTCACTTCGAGAAAGCAGCTGGTAAGTTGAAGTCTGAAGCTGGTCAAGCTAAGAAGAAATCTGAAGGCGCAGAACACGAGTCTCATATAGAGTCTAACAAGTCTCACTATGAGAATCTATTCTCAATGCACCATCACCTACACCAAGCCAAGAATACTCTAGTTAAACATCTAGAAACTCATGAAGGTGGTCTTGAGCATCACATCTCTGGTCAGAAGTCTAAGCCAGAAGGTTTCGTTGTTCATCATGACAACGAGCCTACTAAGTTAGTTAATCGTGCCGAGTTTGCTAAGGCTAACTTGCTAAAGGTAAGAAAATGAAATCATTTATCGATTACTTAAATGAATCCTGCACATGCTGGAAAGGTTACAAGCGTAAGCCTGGAACTAAACCATGCGCAGAAGGTTCTTGTGTTAAAGAAGAAACCGAATTGGACGAAGCTGCAATTGACGCTAAGGGACATAAGTCTTCTACTGGTGGCTTGACTCAAAAGGGGCGTGATGCTTATAACAGAGCAGAAGGTAGTCACCTAAAGGCTCCAGTCACAACTCCACCTTCTAAGCTAAAGAAGGGTAGCAAAGCTGCCAATCGTCGTAAGTCTTTCTGTGCTAGAATGTCTGGCGTAGATGGTCCAATGAAGAAGCCTAATGGCGAACCAACACGCAAAGCGTTGGCTCTAAGAAAGTGGAACTGCTAATGTTTACATTCAAAGAATTATTTGAAGCTAAAGATGCAGGTGGGCATGGTTCTGAGAAGCACCATGTTATGGCATTTGCTCGAATGAACCCACCGACAACTGGTCACATGGAAGTTGTTAGCAAACTACACGCTGTGTCCAAAGAACACAATGCTCCGCATAGTCTTATCGTTTCTGGATCACAAGACGCCAAGAAGAATCCTCTGTCAGCAGAACAAAAAGTTAAGCACTTGAAGCGTTACTCTCCAGAGACTAATGTTAAAGCTGCCGACAAAGAATCCCCAACTATCCTTCACCATGCTGCTGCTCTACATAAGAGTGGTGTTCAGCATTTGCACGTAGTTGCTGGTTCAGATCGTCATAAAGAAATGCACGATCTCTTACACAAGTACAATACTGGTGAAGAACATAAGCACGGTTCTTTCAAGTTTAAGTCTATCACAATGCACTCTTCTGGAGAACGTGACCCAGATTCTGAAGGTACTACTGGAATGTCTGGCACCAAGATGCGCCAACATGCTCATGATAAAAACTTTGCCGAATTCCGTAAGGGTGTTCCATCCCACGTTTCTGATAAGCACGCACATGAACTAATGAACGATGTTCGTAAGGGTTCTGGTATCAAAGAAGAAGCTATTAGCTATCAGACATTTATGGAAGTTCGTATGTCTGCTGCTGTTAAGCTACAGAGAGCATTCGAACGTGAGCAACAAAAGTCTGCTGCTTCAAGAGAACGTGCCAAGCAATTGTTAGCTCCAAAGAAGCCAGAACCAGTTAAAGAAGAAACAATCGACGAGACAATCGTAAAGGTTGATTCTGGTTATGAAGTCAAGAGCGAAACAGGTAAGAATCTTGGTGGTTCACCAACTCTTGCTGGTGCAAAGAAACGTTTAAAACAAGTAGAATACTTTAAGCATATGAAAGAGGAAGAGATGCAATTCACAGAAAGTGTCCACGACAACCGTACTGGTTTCGCTAAGAAGAAACGTGAAGACGACGAAGGTGGTGAGTTATACCGTCACACTTACAAGTTCCATGTGTCAAAGCCTGGAGTTGAAGATGGTAAGAAACACGAACGTCATGTTACTACTCCACTGACTACTCGCAAGAAACATGAGTTGGAACATTTAGCGCGTGCACATATCACAAAGCAAGGTTATAAGATTCACGAGGAAGCTATGGCTGAAGAAGAGAAACGTGGCGCATACGAGAAAAAGTCTCCAGTAGTCATCGCTCCAAAAGATCCAAAAGCTAAGACATATGGTAAGATTGTTTCTAAGATCCGTACAATGGCTGAAGAATCTGATGTATATGCTAAGTCTGAAGAGAACAAGCGTTCTGCTGACGCTGCAAAGAAACAAGGTAATATGTTTGATCACCACATGCACATGGCTGACCATCATGAAAACCTTTCACAGTGGCATTCTGAAAAAGGACGCCATAGTGTAGCAGATTCTCATGCTGAGAAAGCAGAAGAACATCACGACAAAGCTATGTCTCTTAAAGAAGAGACTATCGAAGAATCTATGACTGATTCTTGGAGGGGCGTACAGTCCATGGACAAAGGTTCAGTAACTGGTGGTAAAGATCAAGTCAAGAAACGCCTTGCTTATCTAAACGCAGTTCACGCACATCATAAAAAATTCGGTAATGATACCCACAAAGTTCGTAAAGAAATCGAAGGTATCAATCGTTCACGTATAGCAGAAGAAACACAGGAGAAAGAAATGGGATTAAAATCATTCATCACTCTAGTTAAAGAAGGGACTTTACAATCGTCTGGTGATGATTCTATTCCTACATTGACTAAGGCACCAGTAGCACCGACTATTGATCGTAAGTACATCAAGGGTACACCAGAACATAAAGCATACAAAGCCACTAAGAAGCCAATCAATGGCCATCCAACTGGTAAGTACAACGAAGAAGTTGAAGTTCTTGACGAAGCATTAGATCCAAGCGAGATCGCAAGCAATCCAAGAATGTATAGTGCAGACTCTGCTAAGAAAGCATACTATCATAAGAAAGCGACTCCTGAAGATAAGAAATCTTTAGAACGTCATTTAGATCGTCACCATGGTGGTGGTAGCTGGCGTAAACCAGTTAAGGAAGAAACTCAATCTATCGACGAAGCCTATGCTAAAGTCGAGACTAAGAAATACTCTTGGGGCACTATGAAGACTGCACATCATGGTGCTTCTTTCTCTGTTCCAATGCACCCAGAACACCACAAAGCTATCCATGATTTAAAAGACCAACAAGAACACAAGTTCAAGACTGAAGATGGTCGTCACTGGACTGCCAAGCGTCAAGGTGATGATGTTCATCTACACTCTGCCAATGATGGTCCAAAGACTAAGATCAAGCACTCTGATTTAAAAGAAGAAGTTGAACAGATCGAAGAACGCAACAAAGAAAACGCTACAAAGCGTAAGATGATGGATGCTTCTCGTGGCGCTCGTTTTAAGTTAAACAATCCAGTACCTGATGCTGAACCAGAACATAAGACTGGCCAAGCACACAACAAGGCTATCGGTCGCGCCCTACGTAAAGAAGATGCTGAGTTGGAAGAAGCTAAACACGTTGCTCCAACAAACAAGAAGCCAGCTATCGATATCGACAAAGTGAATGCTGCTGGACAAGAGCCACACGAAGAAACTTTCGAGACACATAAGAAAGTTAAGAAAGAATCTTTCTCTGTAGCTGACTTGTTTCAAGCATTGAAAGAAGGTATGTGGCCAGGAACTCCAGAATACAAAGCTAAGTACGATGGTGCTAAGCAAGGTGGTGGCGCTGGTGTTAAGAAAGGCTCACGCTATGGTGGTTCTCTCCAAAAGGATGAACCAGATCATGATGAAGAACCAGCAACTGCTGGACGTAAGGTCGGATCAAAGTCTGGCGCTCGCAAAAATCTCGGCAATTCTAAATTGCATAAATAATAAATAAAGTCCAATTCAAGGAGAATTCAAATGGCACTATGGTCTGACACAGATACTCTGGCTTCTAAGCCAAAGAACCTAACTAAGAAAGTTACTTTCGACTCTACTACTGCAGTCAACGTAACAAACGAAACTATCGACATCTCTGCTGCTGGTACTATGTATGAAACAGGCACACCTGTTGTGTACAATATCAACGGTGGTACTACTATCGGTGGTCTAACATCTGGTACTACTTACTTTGCTATCGCAGCAGGTCAAGGTCTTATCAAGCTAGCAACATCTAAGGCAAACGCCGTTGCTGGTACTGCAATTAACCTGACTGCTGGCGCTGCTGGTAATCATAGCCTTCAGTTCACTGCACCTGACGTCTTCTTTGAAGACTTGACAGAAGCTGGTGTTACTGCTAACAAGGCTCAAGGTCTATCAACTCCAGGCTGGAACAAGTTCACTACTTACACTGGCTCGCAAGGTGAGACACGTCGCCGTGTTGAATGTTTGGTTCCAATGAAGCGTACTGCTGTTGCTGCTAGCGATGCAGCTGATGATGCGATCCTTGCAGACGCCTAATAAATAGCTATGTAACGATGGGGGAATTGTTCCCCCATTTTTTTGAAATGTAGGGTATGACTGAAAAACTAAATGAGAGTAATTTCCTTCTTTATGCAATGCATCACTATGACAACACTCAGTGTCATAGCCTAGTCGAGTTTGAAGAAGACTTAAAGAAAATACTCTATCTTAAAAAACTGTTGTCTCGTTACAAGAACAACGGTGAGTTAAGAGAGAGACTTATACTAAACCACATTATAGTTTTATACAATATTTTTGGTGATGCAGCTACAAGAATGCTGTTCTACAAAGTAGAAGAATCTTGCTGGGATGTCTTGGTAACCTTCTTGGTTTATCTCGATCGTATGCCAGAAACGATTCCAGAGTATGGTATTGTCCTATCTGAAATCAAGTTAGACGAAAATGTTATCGCCACTTTAAGGAAGATTTAATGAGTCGCATTGTAGACAATTTAATAGCAATGAAGATCGTTAGAATGATTACTCAGAACTTCGAAGATACAGAAGCCTTCAAGTTGGGAATCATCGACCACCAAGGCAATAACTTACGTAAGATGAGCACTCTTAGTACTGAAGAAGAGCGTAACGCATACTCATATCTTAATCGTCTGGTATTCAACATGAAGAAAATTCTCAACCGTCTTCCAGGTGGTGAGAACCGTATGAAGTCTCTTGTCGGTGCTCTGTGGTTAGTCAAAGAATACTATGAGAGTGGTTCACGCACCACATCTCTAATGGAAGATCGATACAAACACATAATGCGTATCATCGAAAGCAGCGTAGTTCTTGCTGAAGAACAAATCATCGTCAACCGTGTTTTATCTGAAGAAGGTATGGGCGCTGCTGTTGTCGGTGGTGCTCCAACAAACAATACTGGTGGTCCAGTATCTGTTCAAGAACCAAAGATCGAAAAGAAGAACGTTAAGAAGTATCAGATC